ATTCAGATATTAAATCTGATCTATCGGGATATTGAATATAACCTTCTAGTAAACTTTTAACCCATTGTTTTTTAGTTGATTCTAGTTTTATTAATTTACTTTTAAATACATCATAATGTAATTTTTTATAAGTAGGGTAATCTAAAAAATTTTGTATGTAATATAACTTATCAGGTATTGAATATATTAATTTCATTGGTGTAAAAAACAGTTAATTGAATATCTTGTACCTTTAGTAATAGGTTGAGTACCGTGAATCCATATAGGTTCTGCTGGAAACAACATTCCATCACCTGTTTTAAATACCTCTTTAATTTGACCATCAAAAAATCTAAACTCTCCGCCCTTATAATTTTCATTCAAATTTAATGTGCAAGAGGCTCTTGTTTCTCCCGAAACATCTGAATGGTCCTTAATACATTGACCTACATCATATTTTAATATTCTAATATTTTTACTAGCATTAATTAATTTATTAGTAAAAGTAGGAGATATTTTTTTAGATTTAATATGATTTACATAATTAATTATCATTGTGTTTATGTAATGTTTGGCTACAGTTAAGGCATAAAGAATATCTTTATTGGGATTATTTATTTGAGATAGATTTAAACATGTAAAATTATCTTGTTCGTGTTTTCCAGTTTTAAATTTAAAACTACCTTCTGTTAAAGTCAACTCAGGATATTTTTTAAATATATCTATCATTTTCTTACACACATTTAATGGTACTAAACCATTGATTCTATACTTTAAATCTGATATTTTATGGTCATAAGTACTTATCATTTTGTTTCTTTCATTATTTATATTATGCTATATAATATTCATTGAATAATTTCAACAGGTTTTTATATGTTACAAAAATTAGGTTTTGCTCCAGGTTTTAACAAACAAGTTACCGAAACAGGCGCTGAAGGTCAGTGGTTTGATGGAGATAATGTACGTTTTAGATATGGTTCACCAGAAAAAATAGGCGGTTGGGAACAATTAGGTACAGCAAAATTAACCGGTGCTGCAAGGGCTATACATAACTGGGATAACAATGTCGGAATAAAATATTCTGCAATCGGCACTAATAGAATTCTATATGTTTTTTCGGATGGTGAATACTACGATATCCACCCTATAAGAATTACAATTACTGGAGCAAATTTTACAAGTACATCAGGATCACCTACTGTCACAATAACTGTTTCGTCTCCTCATGGTTTGCTAGATAATGATATAGTATTATTTGATGCTGTTTCTGGGTTATCGGGATCTACTTTTACAAACGCCACATTTGAAGATGAAAAATTTATGGTAACTTCTGTACCAAGTAGTACCACTTTTACAATTACAATGGACACTAACGAAGTCGGCACGCCTGTGACTAATGCTGGTACTGCTTCTGTCTTATGTTATTTTAAAGTAGGACCTGGTACACAAGAATCAGGGTTTGGTTGGAGTTCAGGTTTATTTGGTGGTGTAGTAAATGGAGAAGCAACTAGTACTCTTGCAACAGCTTTAACAGATACAACTACAACTAACATAGTTCTAGCTAGTTCAAACTTGTTTCCGGCATCGGGGACCATAAGAATAGGAACAGAAGATATATCTTACACAGCCAATAACACAGGAACAAATACTTTAAGTGGTGGAGCTAGATCAGCAAATGGGACCACTGCAACTACACATTCTCAAAATGCTGTTATTACAAATATTACAGATTACAACGGATGGGGTGAAGCTTCATCAACCACACAATTTACACTTAACCCTGGTTTATGGGTTCTTGATAATTTTGGTACAAAATTAATTGCTCTTATTTATAACGGGGAATGTTTTGAGTGGGATGGATCAGACGTAAATGCATTAACTACTAGAGCAACAATTATATCTGGGGCACCAACGGCTTCACGTCACATGATAGTATCAACTCCAGATAGACACTTAGTATTTTTTGGAACGGAAACAACTATTGGAAATAAATCTACACAAGATGATATGTTTATAAGATTCTCGGACCAAGAAAATATTAATGAATACACCATAACAGCAGAAAATACTGCAGGTTCTCAGAGGCTTGCTGCAGGATCTAAGATCATGTCTGCTATTAAAGGTAGGGATGCTCTCTATGTATGGACCGATACTGCGTTATTCTTAATGCAATTTGTTGGACAACCTTTTACTTTTGCATTCCAACAAGCAGGGACTAACTGTGGATTGATGGGTAAGAATGCCTGTATTGAAGTTGATGGTTCAGCTTATTGGATGTCAGACAACGGTTTTTTTAATTATGACGGTCAGCTAAGATCCATGCCTTGTTTAGTAGAAGATTTTGTTTACTCCGTAGATCCCGGACTTGGGCTTAATAATACAACTAGAGATTTTATTAACGCAGGCATTAATAATCTTTTTGGAGAGATAAATTGGTTTTACTGTTCAGCTCAGGCTACTTCAGTTGATAGAGTGGTTACTTATAATTATTTAGATTCTACAACTGAAAGACCTATTTGGACAACAGGGTCTTTAAATAGATCTGCTTGGGTAGATTCTGCTGTATATGAAAAACCTCATGCAACACTCTATGACCCTGATGATGATGCTTCTTTTGATGTTACTGGTAATGTAGACGGAAGTAGTATATACTATCAACACGAAACAGGGACCGATCAAGTTAATGCTGGTAATGCAGTTACTGCTATTAATGCTAATATTCTTTCTGGTGATTTTGACATTACTCAAAAAAGAAGTAATACAGGTCAAGCAGTAGGGACTCCGGATCTTAGGGGTGATGGTGAATATATGATGAGAATAAGTAGGTTTATACCAGATTTTATAGAACAAACAGGTGATACTGAAGTTAGTTTTACAACAAGAAACTATCCTAATACCACTGCAACAACTACAAATTTTACATCAACCGAAAGTACAAATTTTAAAAGTACTAGACTTAGAGCTAGATCAATTGCATTAAAAGTATCCAATACGGGTACTGGAAAAAATTGGAAACTAGGTACATTTAGATTAGATATTGCACCAGGAGGAATGAGATAATGTTAACAGAATTAGAATTTAATAACAATCGAGCATTAAGTTCTCGGTATAATGGTTATAGTGATTATATGAATCAAATGAACACAACACAGAGTGGTAATGAATTTAATTTCAAAGACTATCTACCTCTTGGAGATAAATCTATTAGTGGTTCAATAATGAAAGGTATTACAGGTTTGATTCCAGAAAGAGACTCTCGTCAAACAGCCTTAAATCAATTTTATGATGTAAACAATGGTACAATACAAAGTGGGTTAATGGAAGGCTATAATCCTGTATCAGGCGGTCTTTTAAACACGATGACGGGCGGTAGATTTGGGGATCCTACAAATTATGGATTACAAAATGCTTATCAGAAAAGAATAGACACAATTAATAAAACAATAAGACGTAAAAGTGCAGCTAATGAAAACTATGATGATACAGAATTAACAAATAGGCGTAATCAATTATCGTTAAATAAAATAAATGAATCCATGATGTTAGATAAAGTTAACGAAAATACAGCTTATAAGAATGAACTAGGAAATAGTTATTCCGGTGGTGACACTACTACTAATGTAGGTGGACAAAACATAACAAGTTACAACGACCCGTTTGATCCAGGTGGTGGAGAAAAAGATGGTGGTTTTATTGATGGGTCTAATAGAAGAACAGATTATATGGAAGGTGGTAGAGCCGGATACTTCTTTGGTGGCAGAGCTATGTTTAAAAACGGAGGCTTAGCGGGTTTATTATAATGGCTAAACTTGTACAATCATTAACTAGAGCGGGTAAAGAATACACACAGGTTAATCTACAGTCATTGGTTAGAGACCTGGATAGTGTTATAATAAAATTAAATAGTACGTTTCAAGAAGAAGTTAAACAGGAGATAGAAGCTAAGAGTTTCTTTTTAGAATAATGGCAGTAGTAAACCAATATAAATTTAAGGGTATAGATAACAATACAACAGGAAATGCTTTAGTTCCTTTGGGTGCAGGTAATCCTTTGGTAAATGAAACTATAATTATTAAATCATTGCTTGTTACATCTGCAGGTACACCTAGTGTAACTGTAACCAATAATAGTATTACAGCTATTAAATCAGCAGCACTTACTGCTAATGTTACAACAGAATTATTAACCCAACCATTGATAATAGAAGGTGGGTCTGTTTTTACAGTACAGGCAAGCAATACAGATTCATTTGACATAGCAATCAGCTACTTAAACATCAAAAAGGAGAAAATAGACTAATGATAACATTGATACCAAAAGAAATAATAACTACAATTTCAAATAATAAAACAGGGGTTGTTTACGAAAACGAAGAATCTTTAAAAGCTGCCAATATTCCTAAAGAAGACGTGCAAAGAGATGTCAAAGTCATCATGCCAGCTCTTGATTTGTCTGCAGAAACAAAGTAAAACGGATAGACTAAGGATAAATTTATGGCAATTTCAAGAATGCAACAACCACAACAAATGCAGGGCGGCTTAGGGGCTTTAAATGCTCCAAGACAGGGTTACTTTTTAGGTAAACTTGTTAAGAAAGCTACGCG